GTCTTTGATAATGATAGGAGAGCAAGATTGGATGTCTTTAGGAGCTTCTAAAGAACCGTCCATACCGTTAGTACCTTTTCCAAATTCAGAACCGTAAACAAAAATGCTAAGTCCAGTAGTTCCTAAAGATGCGTCTAAAGCAGCTCCAGAATAAGAACCTAATGCAAAAGTGTTTGCAGTAAAATCACTATCATCAAGTACGATAGCTTTGTCTTGGTTAGTACCGTCAGAGATAATAACAGTTTGGTTTTTACGGAAAGAGTGACCATTTGAAGTTACAACATCACCAGTTCTAGTAGCCCCAGTTACAGCAACGTGAAGTCTTCCTTGTTCTGACCACTGAATTAAATCAGAGGCAAAAGGAATTTCAGCGCCAACAAGACGTAAAAAAGATGATACGGTACGATTTCCGTATTTTTCAAACTCAGCTTCATATACCTCAGGAAGGTATTGTGAAGTAAATTCAATGTCTGACCCTAAATAGTTAGTAGCCAGAGTTTGTTTTGAGGGAGCTGGTGTAATTGCACCTTGTACTCCCGACATAGTTACAGCCATTTTCTAAAATTTTTTAAAATTATTTTTTTCTTATTTTCATTTCATACGAATCTGAATTGTCTAAAATTCTATACTTGAAACCGCTTTTGCTCTCTGTCTCCTTATTGGTTCTAACATCCATGTCTAGGTTTTTAGTTTCTTTAACTAGCCCCTCTGTTGCATCAGCAACTCCTTGCTCATAAAAAAACTTAGCAACCGCATCTGGATTTAGTGCCATATTAAGAGACTTATGATAACCTTCTGCATCAGCTAAATAACCCTGTTTGTCAAGAAACCTATCAATGTAATTGTTTAAATTTGATTGAGTCTCTTTAACAGACGTAACGTCTTTGGGTTTGAAAACTAACTTCTTTTCTCCGACATTATATTCAAAACCTTTGAAATTGTCACTGAATAGTTGTTCTGTTTTCTTGCTAAATACAGATGCTCTTTCTTGTGTAGCTTTCTGTGCTTTTTCAGATTCAGTTATATAATTATTATACTCATTGTAAGCCTTTTTATAATCTTCAGGAATAGATTCAACGCTTGACTCAAGCGGAGCTCTATATTTCTCCTTCATATCATTAAAATACTTACGAGCATTATATAATTCTTCTTTATACGCAAGTTCTTTCTGTTTCTTTTCGCTAGGCTCAGCATCCTCATCTGTAACAAAATTTTGTTCGATGTAATCAGGCACATCCTTAGTCTCTAAGTAAGGTCTGGTTTCTTTATAATAATTCTGCAGAATTTCCATGTCGTCTTGACTTGTAACGTCCTGCTGCAATCTCATAAAGTCCTCAAGACCTCTTCCAGTTTCTTTCTTGTACTCCAAATACTTTTGGATGTCTTCAGAAAGTTGAACTTGCTCTTGTTCACTATTTTTAAGAACGTCATCTAAAGTTTCAAACTGTGCGTTGTATCTTTCCTTTAGATGTTGAAGTATCCTAGATTCGTCTAGGTCTTCTTTTTGTACAGTTTCATGTACATTTTCATGTACATCTTCTTGTACATTTTCTTGTACAACTTCTTTTACTTCTTCTTGTACTTCTTCTTGTACTTGTTCTTGTACTTGTTCTTGTACTTGTTCTTGTACTTCTGTTTGTACTTCTGCTTTATCAGCTTCAGAACTAACTTCTTCCGTTTGGTTAGCAGCATCTGGTTCTTGCTTTGAGTTCATGTCAACGAAGTCTCCATCATCGTTCATGACTCTAAATTTCATTTCAGCCATTTTATATAATTTAATTTAATTTATTTAAATACCCGTCATGCCTCTCATTCCTGAGCCCAACGTGTCTTGTCCGTCAAAGTCAATAGGGTCTAAGTCCTGCTTTCTTTGCTTTATAAGAGCTGATTGCTGTGTAGCTTGTTTTTCAGTTCTCTTATCTTTTCTATCTTCTCTTATTTGTTCTTTAGACAATTCAAATCCTCTCTGTTCATTTTTATTCTGCAACTCAATACCTCCTTGCATTTGAATCAACTGAGCTTTTAACTCAAACTCTTTTTCCATTCTTTGCAATTCTAGTTGAGCTCTTAATTGCTCTATCTGAGCTTTTGACTGAGAGTCAACCTGTATAGTCTGTTGTTTAGCCTGCTCTGCTACTTGTGCAGCTTGAGCATTAGATTGAGATTGCTGTTGTATAAGCATTTGCTGCTTTTGCATATCCGTCTTCTCTTTTCTTTTCTTCCTAACTTTAAGAAGCTGAGAAGCTATTTTAACATTTGCAACAGAACGCACGTCTATAGCATCATCAATATCAATTTTACCTGCACTCAAAGAAGTCTGAATGTTTTGCTCAAGTATAGCTTTCTCTTCTTCATCTGGATGTAAGTCTATATATATAGCAAAATCATGCAAGTGTATGCTTTTTATTTGATTTAAAATATCTACAGAAAATCTTCCAATTCCTTTTGCTAAATCTTCAGCCATGTCTGAGAACTGCAGAACATCAGATATTCTATAATAAACACACTCGGCTAAACTCTTAGTAATATAAAGACCAGCTTCTAATATGTGTCTTGTAGCAGTATTTGAATTTGCTGCTGCTAATTTTTGAACTCCAACCAAAGCTCTTTCGTCTGGTGTGGCAGCATCTCTAGCCTCGTTAAGTCCAGTAGCTGCTCTAAGCATGTTGAGGTTGTAGTTATACATGCTTATTAAAGAAGATATTTTTGCATTAGCTCCAGACGAAGTAAGCTCCTGTACAGGTATTTTACCGTGATTATACTCACCGTCTTCTGTGAAACTTCTTCCAATAACAGAACCTGTTTGAAAATACAAGTTCAATGCTTCTTGTGGGTCATAGCTATTGCCATTCCCTAAGTTTATAGATGAAAGACCATCCATATCAAGATATACCCCATCAGGTATCATCCTTGAGGTTATCTGCTGAAGTTTTAAATGAATTAATTGTATCTGGTCAGCGAACGGTATCATCCTCTTCACTAGAGAGTCTATCTGTCCTCTGTACATTTTTGGTGCACTTACAATGAACGGAGCAAACACCTTTTGTATCGCCGATTTTGGACGAACCATGTTCTTCATTAGTTCCCACTTCAACATGTGATTTGTTCCTAGAACAAGTACACCCTCGTACCATACGTCAATTCTTTTAGATAATTTTTCAAACCTTGCGGACTCTGTTTTGGGAGGATTAAAACCACTATCTTTTTTTAGTACTTTATCCCCACCATAAGCATTCTTTTTCTTCTTATAAACAATCTCCATATCTGTTTTGTAACAGAAATAAAGAAGTGTTGCTGTGTTCTTATCAAAATTATCAGTCCTATATCCGCCTCTAATTCCTTGATAAGAATCCCATTTACTAGACATTTTAGATATTTCCTTGATGTCTTCTTGAGTCAACATTGGATTTATCTTTTTAAGCTCTGTAATGTTTACGTTTTTTACTTCACCGAAATAGTAGCAATCTTTAAACTCTGGGTCTTCAGTAGGGCTAAATATTAGATTAGCAGGGTCAACATACTCTAGTTTAATTCCATCGTGACGATTAAAAGTGTGTTTTACCGCAGAGATACCTAATACCGTTGCATCTTCGTCAGCTTGTCTTTTAAGTAATGGGTAATCATTTATTTTAAAAACGTTATCTATAGCTTTTTCTGTAGCTATTTCTATCTCGTCTTTATAGTTTATTGTCATGTGGAGATTTAGCTCATCATCATTTTCTGGCAAATCATCCTTGTTTATATCAAACATTCCTGGACCCAACATAGACTCTATTTGCTCAAAAGTCTCTTTGTTTCTCATTTGAGTCTCTACGTTGTTTCTATACAAAGCTTTTTTGCTTGAAGAAACCGAGTCAACAGCTTCTGCTTTTACATTAAAAAGCCTATTTGTCATTCCGTTTACAACGATGTCAACCATCTTTGGAATAACAGGAACTGGAGTCCAGTCTAAATTTAAATAAGAAATGTCGCCATTAATAGCTAATTCGTCCTTATATTTCTGTACAGATTGTTCACCTAGAGCGTAAGTTCTAAGTTTATGATATGTGTCTCGATTATTATAGTAACGTGAAGTTCCTCCTTCTTTTCTAAACCATTCAGCTTCTATTGCCTTTCCAACATTAAGACCATATTGGATTGTCAATTTTTCCTCGTCTAATGCTAATTGGTCGGGAAAACCTGTTACGTGGGTGTAAGGTTGATTACTCATCTGTTATTTTAGTAAAGCGCTCTGACCGCCTTTGTTACTATACCTTGCAAATTTAACACTTATTTCCTTACGATTATTCTGGGGTTTTACAACGTATTTATTTGTAGCCATGATAGCAAAACCTGAACTAACCGTTGCATCAAACTTGGTTCTTTTATTAATATCATAGTTAGCCCAGTCCAGTAATGTTGCATTGAAGTACATTTTTCCTGGAGCGTCTGGTTCTCTATATTGACCTGAATAATCATATCCAACATGCATCTCTATATAAGTTTCTAATGCTTCTGCATGAACAGAAATAACTGAAGTGGAAGAGGGTATACCCCCTATTTCTTTTTCAGCTTTTGACAATTCGTTTTTATGTTTGTCTGGTCTGTTTATAGAGAAGTTTCTATAACCTCTATTCTTTAAATAATACAGCAATCTAGGCTTGTTGTTTTCAACCAACACAGGCATACCGTAAAAATGTAATGCCATTAGAACATTTTCATAAAACAATTCAGCAGTTTGTGGTCTCGCTATGTATTCTAAGAAAAATTGATTAGAAGGTGCATTGTCAAAATTAAGGGTTGTAAGACCGTGCAAACTTCCCTTTGAGCCTCCACCTCCAACAGTTCCAGATATGTCATAAGAGTCACATCCAAATGCCCCTATGTGTGTGTTACCTGGGTATTTTATGCCGTTACGAACCTCAACGTTATTTCTAAGATTTCCTTCTGGAATCCAGGTTATTTTAAAACTTCCCTTTACGCTTGGCATCCATACAACTTCTGTGTCTCTAACACCATCTTTCCACATAAAGTTTCCTGTTCTCATGTGGCGCTTATTTATAACAGAATCGTTATAGTCTATCTGCTGATATATTTTTGTTAAATTAAATATACTGTTTTGAGCCTCATCTCTAAAAGCGTGGTTTTCAGTTCTTGGAAATTGTCTGTAAAACTCATTTAAAGCATCAGGGTCGTTTTTTAAAGCATCAACTTCGTTTTGCCAATAATCTAAAACTCCTTGCTTTATACTTTCGCCAAAGATGTCTTCTACTGGATTTTCAGGAGTCGTAAATACAGGCAAACCATGCTTATCTAAAAAGCCCTCCATATTCCATTCCATTGGAATAAACAAACTGTACATTCCACTTTTTGTCTGACCGTTAGAATTGCGGTCCAAACAATTAGAATCTTCATAAAGCTTTTTAAAATTATCTCCTCCTTTGTCAAGAGCATTAGAGGTTGAGCCCATCATGCACTTACCTACTATCTTTCTGCCAAGTCTTAATGTAGTCTTAGTTACACGCCAGTTGTTTAAAATGTTGTCTGGACGCTCCCACTTACCCGATTCATCATGAACAAGTAGTTTTAATTTTTCACCATCGTAAGAGTTGTCTCCTGTGTTCTTCCAGTCAATTGTAGTGTCAAGACCTGTTAAAGTCTCGTCATTATCTGTGATGGATATGTTTTTTCTAGTGAGCTTAGAGGCTGGTATTCTATAAGCTAATTCTGTTTTAGGCTTGTCCATTCCGTCTTGGATTGGCTTGAAGAAGAATGGATAGTTTGTTGAGATTGGGACAACTTTATCCGTAAACATTTTCTTCGCATCCGCCCCTGACTTGGAAAGAATACCGAACCTAGCATCGGAGGTGATTGTTGCAAGATTGACAACTTCTGATGACGACATGAAGCTAAATCCAGACCGTCTATTTTTGAGGTAGCACATTCCATAACATCTGTCGTCTGCTTTACATGCCTCCCAAAATAAATAGAAGATTCTGTTTGACTCTCTGTACTCTGGCTTTCCGACATCAATCTTTGTCCATTGGAGGTACATGTAGTGGGTCCCAGTAATATAAGTGCTATTACCATTATTTTTAAACCAATAACCAGAATCTCTTCTCTCAAACTCATTTTCAATGTAATCGACCCATAACTCTTTGAATGAACTTGTGTGCTCATTCCACTGGAATATGGTCTTAATTTTTTCAAGCTCTTTCGGGTATTCAATAGGCTCCCAGTATTGCTCTGAAGCTTTTAAGCTTCGTTGATAAACTTTTTTCGGTTGCAAAGGTAATGCAATTTTTAATCCCTGCACCTCAATAACCTCACCTATTTTTCCAGTTTTTGATATTACAACAACATCATACTTGTCGTTGTACCCATACTTCCATCCATTCTGCTGATTTATCTTATCCCTAACTTTATCGTCAATGTGAGATACAGATACACACAACTCAAGATTTTCTTCCTCTTGACTCTGCAAAACTTTGGAATTTGTTTTCTTTTTGTGTGCTTGAATCATCTCCATTCAGCTTTTCTTTTTCGTTCTCTATTCGCTGTAGTATTTCAAAAGCATCGAATATAGCTAGCTTCTTTGTTGCTGCTGCATTTTTAAGTCTATCTGCTGCGAGTTCATCATCTGGCTTTCCAGTTATAATTTCTTCTTGAGCAACCTTAATAAGCTCCTCTACAGCTTTTTCTGCTGCCTTAATTACTCTGAGTATTGTCTCCTTCGTAGTATCCATAATAATATATTATATGGCAATTACAGGTGTTGTTCTGTATCCAATTATTATTCATTTAATTAAAC